GTATGCTGGGCGTTGAAATCGTCGTAGTCCAGCATCACATTCACCTGCCCCTTCAATTGCCGCACGCGCTCTGCTGTGCCCACATGCCCCAGCGAACCTGGGTCGAGCAAGGTCCGCTTGTTCATCCACGCCTTTTCTACTGGTGCCAGCATGTGCGTGAAACAAACATAGGAGGCAGTGTCGCACGCTAAGAGCAGACGGGTCTTCCCATGCTCAAGCTTTTCGCTCGCTGTCACATAAACCACGCCACTCCACTCGTCCAGCGGGTTCCGGGTCCAATTCTCCATTGCCACACGCCTGTGGGTCCTTTTCTCTTCCTCCACAACCCATTTGGGCTCCTTTTTTTGGAGGATTTTGGAGTGTGAGCCGTTGACGCACCACAACCACCTCGTATCCCAGAACTTGTCCGGTTCTACGTAGTTGTAGTTGCCAAGGTTCAACTCCTCATCCAAAATGACATTGATCGCCGTGCGCAGTTCAGTGTCAGAGAACATGCTCGGGGCCTTTTCCGTACCCGCTGCCCCTACGCGTTCGGTGACGTGCGCGCGCATGTCAATCGGGCTGACCCCCCGTCCTTGCAAGCTCTGGGCCTCACACACACATGCTCCTAGTAATGTGCTGTTAAGACCAGAACCTTTCAGGACGACAGTCAGCTGTTTTGCCCCCACACCATCCCTAATAATTCGTATCGCGCAGTCGACGTATCCAGGAATTTTTCCTCTCAGTATGGCACACAGATATACAACACCCGCCGCTTGGTCATTGTAGAGACCACGTAGTAACCCCGACTTCCTTTGTAGCTCGGCAGCACCAGACGGATCCATCCGCTTGAAACCCTCCCAGGCGTCAGAGAACCAAACGTTGGACTTGTTTAGGGCACCTGGGTGGGCCTTTATGATGAAAGGTCTCTCTGTGCGCTCCTCCCTGAAGTTGATTGGCGTCCCATACACTTCATCTTCTGCCCCCAAGCTTGCCTCTCTCTTTTTGTGTTTTTTTCCTTTATTCAAGATTTTTTTGCCTGAGCAGAATGTGCACCGTGTGCGCAATTCAGAACAGGGTTTGTATTTTTCATGAATCTCAGTCAATGACATCAAGGCCCCATCCAACAACTTCGGTATCAAATATTCACAGTGTGGAACCTGAACAGCCAATTTGCAAACTAACATGCTGATGGCTAGGGCAGACATGTGTGCCCCGGTTTCGCACAGCCTCTCGACGTATATAAGCTGTTCGACGACACCCATCTCTTCGAAACCGGGAGGGAGAGATGGGAGGTTGGGTAGAAGTATTTTGTGTGCTATCGCGCCAAGTGAGTCTACCCTCTCACTTAGTCGAGCACGTGGGTCGGTCATGCGGCCGGGGGCTGAGGTTGTGTCACCTCTGCCCCTAACTCTGTTGCATGGTCTGCTCCCGCTGGTGCGCTTGCCGCACCACCTTCACCACGCTGTTGCTCAGTCATGGTGCCCCCGCTGCCTCCCGCGACCGTAATTGGCGCCCTTGGTGCCGTCGGTTTGAGTGGGGCATCGTGCCTCACCACAGCTGCAGTTCCGCCTTTCACCTCCACTGCCTGACGGCTCGCTAACGCCGTGGGGCGAGTGATTGTTGCATCACTCACTTCCACTGCAATCTTGCTGCCGCGCATGCTCGGCTCCGAATTGGAGATGGCCCACGGTTCACCCCCTGTTAAGAACTGTGTACCCATCACAACGCGGGCGTTCTCGAGAGCGGTTGATGCCATCGACCGCTCTCTCGCAACAGATCTCGGGTATTGCCCAAGCTGTCCCGTTCCCACAGCCATAGGGGCGTGAGCACGCATGTTGACCTTGCAGTTCACCAGCTCATCGAGCTCAGGTAGGTGGTTTATGCTCAACATCCCCTGACTGTCGAGACCCTTCATCGCCAACCTGACGCCTATGCAATCGCCTAGGTACATGAGTTCGGCTGGTGCAGGTATTCCGCTCTGCCCTCGCCCCCACATGTAGGTGTCGAGGCCAGCGCTTGCATTGCGCCGCTCAGAGATGCTCCCTTGGCCACCCGCTAGGTGGATCTTTTCCGTCTGGAATTGCATGGGTATGATATTCGCCAGACCATCCAGCGGGTGTTGTGTCAGGTGCACGATTAGGGCGTTAGTCCGTCCTGTTCGCCACCTAACCGCTGCCAACGCCTGCATCGACCTATCCTCGATGACTTCGATTCCATCCTCAAACATGGGGTACTCAACGTCCTCACCTGCAGGTGCCATCGCCGCATACCCAGCCAACTGGCTGTCCGTCTGTGGTGTGTCGACGAACAGACTTGTGGGCTCGATCCAGTAGTACGGTGCCACTGTCTTGTGCTGTAAGTGCCTGTCCTCAGTGCCAGCTGATAGGTAGAACTGGTTGGTCAGAGCCCCTTGTGCGATTTTTTCGCCACCTTGGGTGCCAAACAACCAACCCGCCAGCTCTACGTACTTCGCGCTGACCTGACCACATTCGCCTGCAATCCTCCTTGATAGATAGATTGCATCTGCGGCCGAACCTTCACTCGCCACTCCCGCCTCCACGACCGGTCCTGACAAAACTGTAAAAACAGTCGGGTACTTCTTTCCCTTGATAGTTGTCAGGGGGTCACACAGAGCAAGCAGTGCCGCACTTTTCAGTGCAATTGTG